CGTAGAGGAACCAATTCATCCAACCCTGTTGCGGCACCATCTGCGGCATATCAGTCTGCGTGGCTTGCTCAAAGCTCTTCAGCAGATTGAACCACCGCTCGTACCAAGGTTTGTCGAACTCGTTGCCAAACTTCTCTACTGCCGCGCGCAAGGTCTCGAGCCGATCAATAAACCCACGGACCATGCTGTCCGTCTGCGGACCGGTCGCGTAGTTGATTTGGACCAGCAACTCGCCGAACTTCTTGAAGAGCTCATCGAGCTCAAGCTCGAAGTCCTTCATGCTCTTCTTCGGGGACTGGCCGAGCTCCGTGAACATCTTGTTCGCTTCGCCCTGAGCCTTCTTGAAGTCCTCGATCTTCTTGATGACTTTTGGAAGCTCCTCACCAGAGATCGAACGCCAAACCATACGCTCACGGCGACCGAGCTCTGTCACCAACAGACCGTTCTTGAGCGCCATGTCGATCATGGACGCATAGAGCAGTACCACGTTCTCACCGGCCTCGGACTGCTGGCGCAGGAACTGCATCATGCCCCGCTGGGACATGCCGATGCGCATGGCTACCTGCTCGTTGCCCATCATTTCCCAGGACATCAGCAGCCGTTGGACTGCCTCACCCGTGTCGCCAGTAACCTCTTGAAGGCGGGAAATGATGCCGAGGATCTCGGAGACGCCTTTGACCCCCTTGATGTTCCAGTCTTCCATCAACTCCGTTAGCCTAGGAAACTCCAACATCAGCTGCCCGATGTCGAGGTTGTACTTCTTCTGCCCCCGCGAAAACATGTCCATCAACTTCGGAATGTCGTTACCTGCGCCTTTAAGGTTGCGCAGATACGCGGCCATGCCGGTGGACATCTGTCCGATCTCAGCGCCCGACACCTTGGCGCCTTTGGCTACAGCGTGGAACAGCCTCTCAGCGTCGTCGAGGCTGAGGTGTGCTTGCTTGCGGAACGAGTCAAACGCCGGAATGATCTCTTCGACTGGCTTGCCGGTGACACGTGCCCACTCATGAAAGATAGGCGTCAGCTTCTGCACCCGCTGCAGCGTGTCACCCGAACTCATAGAGATCTTACGCATCAACGAGTCGATGTCGGCAAAGTCCCGGAAGGCACGGCGAGACACCTCCACCGCTGCACCCATCGCCACGTACTTGCCGATCGTGCTGGTCAACGCCGCATTGAGTGTGTTGACCTGCTTGGTGCCGGTCTCGGCAAAGGCGCGCATCTTCGACGCGGCAGACGTGAACGCCTGTTGCGACTTGTCCTGCGCAATGATCCTAGTGACGATGTCTTCGTTAATGGCCATCTAAGTCAAGTCCAATTCCCATCGAGTCCTTCTTCCGCGCCGGAGGCGGGGGCTCCCCAGGCATCAGCGGGCGGCCGAGGTCGGGATGAACGGGCTCGTCCTCGGTCGGCATCTTGGTGGCGTCGATATCGGACCCGTCCTCCTCCACCGTTGCGACGGTGGTTTCCGGGGATTTCTCGACCTCGCCCATTCCGGCAATATTGTCCTTGATCTCCGGCGGGAGCATCGCGATGAACTCACCCATCACGCGATCCGTGTCAGGATAGGCGAGGTTGCGGAGGCATTCCTCCGTCATACCTGATAGCTCCGCGAGCAGGGCGAGCACAGATTTGTACTCGCCGGTCTGCCAGCGGAGCGTATGGTCTAAGCGGACGGGCGATATGACGATCTCTTTGACCTTGACGCCCCCATGCTCATAGGGAAGGAAGAGCTCGATCGTACGCCCACCCGTTCGCTTATGTGTGATCATGCATCACCCTAGGCGTTCAGAACCTCGGTTGGCGGCGACACGTTTGGCAGGTTGAGGACCGTGCGCATATCCTTGAGCAAGTCAACCGCCTTGCCATCCAGATACACCTCGAAGCGCGACTCGAAGAAGTTCCAGTAGTAAATCTGGGACGGCTCCTGCTTCGGTTTGAGGGACATCCGGAGATCGTAGTGGATGATGCCGCGGATGGAGTATTCGTGGACCATAAGATCACCACGGCGGAACGCGCTCGGGTTCACACGACCAAGCCGCCCCCAGAGTACAGCAACCGACTGGCAAGCACCGCCCGAGCGCCGATCGCGCACAAGCCCGTAGGCTGTGAAGCGAGTAAGCTCCGGGTTGTTCTGGCCGAGCAGTCCCATGATCTCCGGCTGCCAACCGTTGAGGTTGAAGGTAGCCTCCAACTTCTGGAAGTGCGTTGGGATCTCGATGGCGGTGATTGCGCCACCAGGGGTGTAGTCAACGTAGTTCTCCTCGATGCCGGGCAGCTTTAGCTCGGCGATCTGGAGATGGGTGTGGCGACCAGCAGAAGCCTCCGTACCGGTGTCGCCACACACCAGGTTTACAGCTTCCATCGTGTAGACATTGGCAGGCATCAGTTTATCTCCTCTAAAGAACGGGCGGCATGCAGGTGATCAGCTACCCACCGCCCGCAGCTGCTGATCTTCCTCGTTAAGCTGCCAGGTTCAACTGAGCAGCCAGGTCCGCAATCATCGCGTCAATGGCGAGCCGATAACGCGAGGACTCGATGGTCAGCCTGCGCAACACAGGCGGCTCTTCGGCACTGAACCCAACCGTCAGGTGGCCCAGTCTGATCTCCTCGGCGGAGTTACCCACCTGGGAGAAGTTGACCTTGTAGCCGAGGATATGATCCCGCGCCTGCAGGTCAGAGAGGAAGAACCGCATGGTGTTCAGGATAGCCTGCACCGTGTGGCCCACGATGTTGTAGCGACCCAGGTAGAACCGCAACGCGCGGATGAGGCCAAGGTGGATGAAGTCACGGCCACGCGACACGTTGTAGAACTGCCAGAGCACATCTTCGGAGGCGGTATCCGTGCCGACGAACACGAACCCGCCCGAGGCAATCGCAACCTCGACACCAGCCTCGCCACGAGCGATGATACCAATGTTATGACGCAGGAGTTCCTGGCCTTCCGACGCGTCATCGGTCAGGTAGAACCCAATGTCACGGGCGGGACCGATAATGCCCTGGATCGGCTGGTTGGCCCAGCTGTGGAAGGGCGCACCCTTCTCATGGTCGCGGCGAACAGCGATGCCGATGACCCTCGGTGCCAACGGTTTGACCACCGTCAGACCGTTCTCGTCGAAGATCTTCACCCCACCAGACACCGGGATCAGCCGCTGGCTCTGGAGCGTCTCACGCCAATCGATGTCGTCCTGACGGCTGATGCCCGAGGACTCCACGACCGCATGGCCGAGCAACTGGTTGAGCACAGGCGTGAGCGAGGCGCAAATCGGGTTCGCTGCGTTCACGACCGTGGCCACATACTCGGCCCGGACGCCAGGTGACACCGCCGGAGCGGTGACCGTCGGCGCCGAGGTATAGAAGCCACCAAAGGTATCGATGATGGCAGGGCCAAGCTGTCCGTCCGACTGACCAAACGCGTGCGCGGTCGCTTGCACCGCACCCGTGCCACCGCCCGTGAACGTGAGCTCGTAACGCACGCCATCCGTGTAGCCAGCAGAGATCGGCGATGACAGCCGCGTAACGGTTCCCAACACCTTGGACATCTGGCCCGTGTAGCCAGGCACCATGATCAGGCGGGGGGTGAACCCGAGGTTGGGGGCCGCCTTCATCAACGCCCAGATGCCTGTCTGCGAGAGCGAGTTGCCGATGATGTTGGCCATCGTCTCGTTGAGCGCACCGCCCGAACCCTTTTGGGTGCGGACCACGATGATGCGCGCAGCGAACTGAAGCTCGTCCAACTGATCGTTGACACCCTTCACCGCATCAGCCAGGAACCCTGCAGTGCCGAGCTTGGTCGTGAAGGACGATTGGTTGGAGTCGAACATCACCGGGGTATTAAGCGGGAAGACGCTGAAGTCGGCATCCTCGGAAGGACCGACGATGCCAATCGTCGAGAGATCGGCAGCAATTACCGGCCGACCTTCTTCATCGACCTTCCTAATTGCAATGCCGAATACTGGGTCGGCCATGGATCATCTCCTCGTTTAGAACACTTGCGCAGGTGCATTCAGTTGCACATTAACGGTGGTGGCACCGACCAACCGCAACGTGTACAGCAAGGGTCGTTGACCCTCGCCGTCAGCTTCGCCGAGGACGCGGATTTCGCGTACCTTCATCCCTGACTCAACCTGGTTCTCCTCGTCACCATCCACGATGTCGCCGACCGTGATCAGGCCGACCTCGGTAATGATAACAGCTTGTTGGATGGTCGTAATGGTCATCAGCGGCTCCTACGTGAACTTTGGTCCGGTCACCCAGACTACGAGGCTACGTCGAACGCCTCGGGTTAGTGGTGCTACACGATGCAGCATGAACGACGGGAAGGCGATAATCCGCCCCTTTGGTGTATCAGGGGTATCTGGAACAGTACCAACCTGAAACTGTAGCTCACCGCCTTCAAAGTCTACGCCAGGCTCGTTCAGCAGTAAGGACATTGAGAGCTTGCGTGTCTCACCAATCATATCCTCTGGGATAACACCTCCACCGAGATGCATATCCGTGTGCCAATCATATTTGCCACCACTTTGCGCGTAGTACTCTGTGTATTGAAAGGCGTGGTATCCGTTCAAGTCAAACCCGTACCAACGGGTGTTTATCTGGCTCAGCACGTCATTGAGGTTCTTAAAGATCCAGTCGGTGGCCTCAATCCGACCATGAAAGCTAACCGAGGAAACGCGTACGTTCGCGTCTACACCACCGTAAGTCTCAGCCACGCGTGGCTCAATCTCAGCGCGACAGTAGGCTACGATTTGGTTGAGCTCAACGTTTGAGAACCTACCGTCCCAGTACACCCATGGATAGGTGATACGCTGACGTTCTTGCGGATGGTTAACCAGGCCTTTGTACAGCATGCAACGTTCCTACCCTGTAGTACCTTGACTTGATCTTTGGTATCGCGGACAGGTTCTTTGCCCGTTCCGCAGCGATCGATGCCGCCCTTTCGCCAATGCACACTGCGAGCACCCCACCATAGGTTGGGATCCGCCGTTGGTACCGTGGCGACCAATCTGGGTAGATCAGACGTCTGTAGATATCCAAGTCACCGAACGACCGGATGTCGCGCTCGAGCTCCCGCTTGATCACGTGCGCCTGCTTGCACGTGATCCGGGGCTCACCCCAGTAAAACATGACGGGCTCGTACAGGCCGTTCCCACCGTGTTGAAAGTAGTGGTCGATGCCCACCCGAGCACCATCGGCGTAGAACACGCACACGTCCTGGCCCACCAAGGCCACGAATGGCTTCTCGCTGCCATAGATGACGCCCACCGTGCCACCGAGCCCGTCAGCCGCCCGCTGTAAGTCCCGCGCGTCCCGCACCCGCTTAACCGCGTTGTACAGACCGTGGAGACCACCCGCAACCTTCCCGGGGAAGACTGAAGCGGTCCACTCTGACATGTCACGCGCGGCGAAGGCGTCGGTGAAGTCCATGACACTAATCTTTGTTGCCGGGCTGAGCAAGCTTACCTCGCGCAGCCCCGGCACGGTAGCATAATGGTATTCGAACAGCAACCCAAGCGGGTCGTCCTTCTCCCCGATGTACGGGAAGCCTGACACTTTCTCCACCCACTTCATCGGGTAGCAAGTGCGAACCTCATCAAGAAAGATCCCGTTGCCAATAAAGGACATAAGTGTTTGGTGGGAGTCGGACCCACCAGAGTACATGAGGATCAGATAGTCAAAATGGTCGCGTAGGTATTGCGCGCGTTGCCGGTAGAGCTCGCTCAGGCTCTGCTTTGGCTCCACCGTCCAGTCCAGCTTGTCAGCCAGTGGCATGACAAACTCGACGCCTGTGAGACCAGCTACCGCACGGCTATCGAACCAAGTCCAGCCGTTGTGACGGTGGTGGCCCCATTCCTCACGTAGCATCCTTGGTCACCCGAATGCTCGTCGCATAGGTCGTGCCCGCCTTCTCCGCGTACCTCTTGCTGAGTGAGCGCATCGCCAACTGTTCCGGGTAGTTGCCCTTCTCAAGGAAGTTCTTGAGGTTCATAGCATTCTTCAACGAGTCCACAACATAGCGACGAACCATCACGTTGCTAGCCTCAAAACTGATCGTCGGCTTCTCGATAATGCCCGGGCACTTGCTGTACAACAGCTTCATGAACGGCATGAGAACAGAGCCAAGCTCTATCTCGGTGAACGGCGCCGGAACAGTCCACGGTCCATCGTTGGTCTTCTTGGATACCCTGTACACGTAGAACCGATCACCAGCGTTCACCGTAATCTTGTCTGGATACGGAAGAAGAGCGGTGATGTCGTCCTCCATAACGTTGTACGATTGGACGTGTATGTGTTTGGGTAGCGTTTCCCTGTGGGGCTTCGGCGCCTCGTAAGTGGAACTGCGGGTCTGACCGACAAGTGGCTTAACTTGGTTGAACGATGTGTCAACCTCAGGGTCTTTGACGTCGTGCTTCAACGCAAACCAGTTGGTCGGCGCGCAGCTTACGATAAAGTCGTGGAGCTCAGCCTCCGACATATCAGCTTTAATGTTAAGGTTGTAGTCGGTCCGGCAGGTCGTCGGCTGATCGTTCTCTTCGTTCGGATCGACCGATAGCTCCTTCTCAGAAAGCTGATCCGTCCAATAGCGGACAACGATCGAGCTCTCGTTCTCGTCGATCGACAGAATACGATAAAAGACTTCCATTGGTCCGACCCCTAGGTGATTGGCCCGTTGCGCGTGCCGAACGAGATCCAGGTTATATTGGCGTTCCCATTGATCGAATTCCCCTGCGCACCTGCTGGTCCAGTATTGCCGTTTGCTGGGCCTTGCGCACCCGCAGGTCCACCCGCGCCAACGGGCGAACCGAACGGGGCAGGTTGCGTTGACCCAGCGGTGCCCGCTGTATTCAACGCTCCACCAGGACCGCCCTTACAAGTGGTACCACCAGAGGCGTCATTGCCCCCTGGTCCAGCAGCCGACGGGCTCCCCGCCGTGCCAGGGAAGCTTGTGCCACCAACTGGGTCGGAGCGGTTGAGCCCACCCGGACCACCGGGGGCGCCTTGACCACCGCCACCACCGCCTGCATTCACGTTGCATAAGCAATCGCACTGGCACTCACAGGCGCAGACGCAATCGCATTGACAATCACCCATTGGGCTGCTCCCAAAGCTCTGACCGTTCCGACGGCAACGAGGGCGACTCAATGTAGTATGGCAGGTAGCCAGTCAGCCTCTCAATTGCCGCCGCAAAGAACGGTAGGTGGTCATTGTAGGCATTGTTACATGCCTTCTCGAACCGAGGACCCTCAAGGAACATGCACGTTCCCTTGCAAGCCTGAACGATCGGGCACTCCATGCACTTCGGCCGGTTGGCGAAGTGGGTCGCCGTGTTGAGCTTGACCTTGTCCAACTGCGAGACGTGACCGATCCGATTTGGCTGACCATTTGGTGCTTTGGACACGGTGCTCGTGTTCTGGCAGGTCAGCACATTACCCTTCAAATCCACGGCAATAACGGCAGGCTGATCCATACCGCACTTTTGCCACACCACATCTAAGCCCCGCCCGGAAGAGATAGTGGTGATCCATTCACCCATCCGGCGCATGATCAGAAACTGCTCAAATTCCCGACGCCTTATCTGACCAAGCGTAAGGTTGCGGAACGCCAACGCCTCCTCGTGAGTGTGGATGCTAAGCTTCTCGCTGCCCTCATCGTATGGGTCAACGAACTGCCCTTCACCGATCGAGACCCACTCTCCACCAAGCACGTTGCGGAAGAACTGCTGGACCTTCGCCCGGTCCCAGTTCTCACGGTTCATGACCGTATTGAAGCTGATCTTGCCCTTGCGCCGTCGGATGAGATCGAGGATATGCTTCCGCTGCTCAGGGTCGTCCAACGGGTCCGGACCACGCACATGCTGGCCTGGCCCATCGTGAGAGATCCCGACGTTGATGTCGAGGTCCTCAATCCACTGGTTGATCTCTGGATTGAGCAACGAACCGTTGGTAATGATCAACAACCGTGAACCCGGGAACTTCGCCTTTATCGCCTCAGCGAGCGGCTTGAGCGTCTTCCAATAGGCAAACGGCTCCCCACCCCAGAATTCGATCTGGAACGGCTGGCCCTGCAACCAAAGATCGATGTTCCGCATGAATTTACCCACCTCATGGGGGTGGCTCTCATCCGCACGCGGAACGAACCGTTGTGAGCAGTATGAGCAGGCATAGTTGCATGCCAACCCAAGTTGGATCTTGAGAACCTTGATCTCCGCGACCTTCCCGTTTGGGTTCTCTTTCGAGGTATGCGGGATCGGTTTGACGGGCATCTTCATCACCGCTTTTGGTTCGATGATCTGGTTGCCCTGGTCGTCGGTAAGCACCGACGTCTCATTGTCGTAGTAGAACTTGCGATCGTTGCAGCCATCTGAACAGTGTATTGTGAAACGCATTATGGTATCTGAGCTCCTCCGCCTCCACCGCCTCCGCCCCCACCCGCACCCTTAGTACCCCCAGGGCCACCAGGGCCTGCAGGGCCACCACTGATCGTACCCGCCCCATTATCCACAAGTATCTTGACGCCAGAGACGGCATCCGCCTGAAACCCTGGCGCGCCATTGCCACCCGGACCACCCGGACTACCGCTCGTACCCGCACCACCCGATGAACCCGCGGCGCCAGCAATGTTTGGAAAAGACTGGCCCCCTCTACCACCCGCGCCACCCGAACCATTGTTACCGGCTGAGCCAGGAGAGCCTGTTGTTCCCGTCGCACCCGTAAGCGACGCCTGATTGATGACGATAAGGATCGTCCCAGCCTTCCACGTGGTACCCGTACGGACCGATGGGTTGGAGCCCGTCGATCCCTTGTTGGCTGTGATCTTGGCGATGGCGTTCAGCGGATACGTTGGATTGCCAAACTTTGTCGCAAGATTGACGTCGTTCTCCACCGCGTTAAGGGTCAACGCTTTGCTAGGACGTGCGATAGTGACGAGGCCGTACATGTTATGCGTATCCAGGTGACCAAGAAGCATAGATCAGGGAGCCGTCATAGACCAACGAGATCGTATCGACGGCGTTGGCTCCGGTGGATAGTACAGGCACTGCGCCACCTACCCATTTGAACAGGTTGCCCCACGCAGTTATCGTGCGATTACCCGTGCCATCCTGTTTGATGATCGCGACGGAGCCTCCAATCTTTAGATTGGTTGGATTGGCAAACGTTCGCCCTGTAGCACCCAACACGACCGTAGCAATGATGCCGTTGTTCTGATCCCACTGGATCGTAGCCGCGTCCGTCAACGTCGTGTTGAGCATGTTCAACGGAGGCGCCTTAGCGTTGGCATCCAAGGACGGCAGCTGGTTGGCGCCTGTGCCAGCGGTTTTGAGTGCAGCCGAACCCAAGCCCAAGGCAGTCCGCGCGGCTGGCACGTTGGACAGATCGCTGAGGTTGTTGGTCGCCAACAACGCACCAGCCGACTCGCCAATCAACTCCTCCAGGCCGTTGACGATGCTATCGATCTGCGCGATCGTATACGCCCCCACCTGCGCCGCGGTCGTTAAGTGAGGATTGTCCGTACGATCTGCGTGCGCACCAGCTTCTGGCGGGAGACCAAAGCCGACGTTCCAATCCGCAAACGTACCCGCACCCGTGGTCTGGACAATGGTCACGGAGAGGTCACCCGTGCCTCTATTGTAGTTGGTGACCAATCCCTTCATCTTCACAATGGGTGAAGTGCCGAAGGCGCTGATGTCAACGTAGTCTGCGTTGACGTAGTTGCCTCTGGTCTCCTCAGTCAGATTGAAGACCTTCGCCCCGGTGCCAACCGTGTTGGATGTCGTGCTCTCTGCAGAGAACGACACGCCGATGGTGTTCAAACGCTCTTGGGCGTCTAGGATCAGCGGCGTGAACGTCTCGTTTAGCCGCTGCAGCCCCAACGCCTCCAGGTTAGCGGTGGCCTCGTCGATGTTCTCTGCGTCCGCCTCGCGAGCGGCGATACGCAGGTCAATATCCTCCAACCGCCTGTTCCAGTAGGTGGGGTCGGCGAGGTTGTCGTTCCGCTTGACCTGGTAAAAGTCAAACCGACGAGACATTTAGACCCTCTCAATCCACTGGATGGCGTCGTGTGGGACAATGCTGTCGAGCCACGAACCCAACACCTGGTTGTCATCCCGTGGCCGCAGCATCCGATCAGGGATCTGTTGACCACGGTAGGCGGTGGCATTCAACTTCAGCCGGTAGTAGGCGTTCGGATCGACCGTCACCGGCTGGCCATCTTTGCCGACGTAGTTCATCGAAAGTCCTCCAACACAGGGGAGCCGCTCGGCTCAGGTTTAGTTCAGCGACCAGTAGATGCGCTCGGCGATGTGGAACACGTTGCCAGCAGAGTTTGTGGTCCCGTTGAACTCAACAGTGAAGGCGTTCACCGGGGCGGATGGATTGAACTCCCATTCGCGGCTGTACCGACCCGCAGCCGCATCGATCGTAGTAGTAATAATCGATACTGGGTTAAGGGCCACCAGCGGAGAGCCAACCCAAATCTTCGCCGTCAGGTCATGCGGCGTCTCGTTGAAGTCCTCCATGATTACTTTCACCCGGAGCTCGGAGTGGTTGGCGGCGAGCGTCAAGGTCGTTGAGACATGGCGGAACGTCAGCTTCGGTCGGAACAGCCTGACCTGCGAGCCCGTCAGCATCAGGCCCGCGTGCATGTCACGTGTGCCCACAAAGCGTGCTCGGAACTGCGCTAGTGGTGGCGTAGACTGGAACGCGGTCAGGTCCGAGTAGTCCAGCGGGATCCACGCCCCCGAACCGTTGGGACGGACCTCGTACACCAAGCTCGTCGAGTCCGGCTGGATGAGGCCAGCCAGGATGTCGATGGCCCGGATACCACCGTCCAGGTTGAGGGCCGTCAGTTCGATGGTGACCTGCGGAGCTCGGAACTTGGCGCCGTAGAGACGGAACATGATGTCCTTGGTAAGATCACCAAGGAAGTATGCGCCGTCGGTGCTGAAGAAGAACGTGCCGTCCAAGTAGGTCTGGCCGAACGCCATACCAAACTGGTGGTTGGCGTTTGAGGTGACCACAATGGCGTAGCGTTTGCCACCCTTCAAGAACGTGGGCATCACGTTCACTTCTGTCCAATCACCCACAATCAAATCGGTGTGCGGCACAGACTGGTGCAGGATAGCCTTGCTCAAGTCTGGTACACCAGCAGTAAGTTCGCACACGTCGAGGTAGACGTTCTCGTTGGCCGCCTTGGCCGTCATAAAGAAGCCGAGCTTGGTCAGCCACATGTCGTTGGCGATCAGCACCGACTGCGCAACCTGTGCACCCGAGATTGCGACGTTGACGATAACGACCTCCCAGTAGTCCTCCATGTACGTATCGCGCCAGAACTGACGCACGCGCACGAAGTGCGTGAGGCCGAGGAAGGCGTTCTCGATCTGCTCGCCCGCGACGTTGCCAACTTGGTAGGTCTCACCATCCTTCAGAAACGTATGAGCGATCGGGTCATACGTTCCCGTCCGCCACCATGACGCGTTGGTGCAGACCGTGAACCAATCACCGTAGCGGAGACGCTCACGCGCGATCTGCTTATGGACGATGTTATGGGTCTGGAAACCGTATTGTGCGATGCCGATCGAGGAGTGGAACGGCCCAATCTCGATCTTCTTAATGTCGTCGAACGCGGGCAGGAGCAAGCCACCCTGGAGGTGCGCGTTCGGGTCGTTGGCCGAGAAGATGTTGGCCTCGAACAGGTCCTCGTTGGCTGGCGCAAACCGAATACCTTCCTGCACCCTTGCGTCGTAGCCCAACAACTTTGTGTTGTAGACATCCGACTCGTTGGTGTTTAGGAAGCGGTCGGCGCCGAAGTCGCTGAACGTCGATGGGAGCTCCACGCGCGCCTTCACGCGCGCAAGGTCCTCGTAGATGCGGGTGGCGTCGAAGCCCGAGCTCTTGGTCTTCATCTGTTCAGCCAGGGTGGCCAAGTCAGAGGCCAACGCCTGCACACGTGGGCCGATCTGCTGGTCGAAGGCTTCCAAGGCATCCGCGCGGGTGTCAAGGTCCTCCGTGGAGGCAACCTCATTCACGACCATCATCTCCACGGAGACGACTTGGACAGGGTCGAGGCGAATGCGGGCAATCTCCACGGAGGTGACCGGAATGGCCGGAGCCTGCGGGTCGGCGGACTCGGTGCCTACCACGAAGGCCAACACGGCATCACGGCTGCGCGTGGTGGCCACAGCCTCCGGCTCCGTCCGGCCGGTGTCAACGTCCACGAGGAAGTCCCGCTCCTCCACGTCGGTCTCGGTCTCAGTGCCGTACGCGGTGAGCGACACAATACGCTGGGAGACAGCCGGGAGGAAAGCAATCATCGATTGCGTGAGGACCGTCGTCCGCCCGTAGACTGCGCCTGCGACGTCGTAGAACCGTCCTGCCGCCACTTGGACTTCCGCTTGGGCAGTCTTCTGGGTGCTGAAGCCTGCGTAGCGTCGAGTCGTAGTAACGGCATCCACGACGATATGATCGAGCGCTGCCCGAGCAAAGGTTTGCAGGTCGTTGTGGTCCTGCGCCTGCTGCTCTTGGTAGTCCCGAAAGATGACTTGCTTTTCCATCGCTATCCTCCGATGCGGTGTTAAACTGGCCGACCAACGATAACAGTGTCGATGTCAGCCAAGACAGGAGTTCCGGCGGCCAAGAACAGTGGGCGTCGGCCAGTTCTGATGAGCACCTTGTCACGTAGCGTCTTCGCCGCTTGGATAGCCAACCGGACTTGCCGTGTGGGTTCACCGTCATGCGGAACAAAGAACTTGGTCTTTGGGAGCATAAACCCATACCCCGCAGCCCAAGGCGATAGACGCTTGCCGACCGTGGTGTGCACCCATGCCGTGAAGGCAGGGAACCCATAACGGCCAACACCCATGAATTGGATGGGTGTGCGACGCAGCAACCGGACGGTGGGGTCCAAGACTGCGTAGCGCTCAAAGCGTCGGAACCTTGCCGACGATGGGATCAGGAACTTCCCCCACATAGGTTCGCCAGAGAACGAGTTATAGTTCTTTCCTCCCGACGGCGGGAAATGCGGGATCTTGACCAACTCTGGCTCGGACGTCACCGCTTGAAGACTCGGCGTAACTGGCCCACGCCAGGGCAGGCGTGGTGTTGGTTGGATCGTTATCAGACGCTTCCACGCGTCGGACGGGATGTAGTGCCGCCTCAGATTGAACGGCCTGTTCGTAAACACCTTGCCGTCCTCCGGCGCCGAGCGGTGGAGGCGGAAGAAGCTACCAAACTCGGTGACACGTGTATCGGTCTCTACTTGGTTCTCAACCCAAACCGCGCGCCGCTTCAACCGGCTGAGCGCAATCGTTGGTGTTGGCGCCTGCCCCTTCTGGAGCACGAAGATTGGGCGGCCGAGGAACGGAGCGCCAACGACCAGATTGTTGGCAGTGAACTTCTTATGCGCAAACGATGCTTCGGG